TTATTTGCCAGGGCACAGACTGCCCACCCTCTGCGGAGCCCCCTCCTACCGAACTAGGAGATATCCATGAGGGTTGTTGTCACGAGCGTAGCCCGGGTGAATCACCACTTAGCGCATTTACGGTGCGCCTAACCTTCCGATGAAGCCACGTCTTAAAACGGCACCAACGGCCGTGTTGTATAGAATGAGATTTGTTTGTTGTATTGAGGATATCTGGTCTAACCCAGCCTGTCTTGCGATACGAATGGTCTGCGTTTAACCGGGGTACCAACCCGGGTCTTTGCACATCTCCACATTCAATCGTGTAGGGGTCGAGCCACCAAGGTGACTCTACAACCTGGTTTATAGACCGTGCCGCGGTCTCCTGCAAAGCAGAGTTTTCCATAATTCAAAATCAATAGTTAATATATACACACAACCCAGGACTAGTTCTGAACAGCACTATCAATAGGTCCACGAAGCTCCAAGTCATAGTCCAAGTAAACAGTGCCTATGAGTACCGCGCTACCAGCGTTGACGATTGAGACGGAAATGCCTCCGACAGACAAATCTGCCACAGTGTTCAAAACAGACACACCCGAAGCGTCCGACTGAACGAACGGGTAGGTATTGTAAGCCTCAGTCGTCACAGCCGAAACCTTTTTCCAACTGGTATCCACAGGTACAGGCACACTTGCCTCCTTGGAAGAGAGCGTTGATATGTCAAAAGACTTAGTACTAGCACTACTAAGGTAAGCTGACGTGGTTATGATCCCACAATCAACCGGATCCGTATACCCGGCAAGTGTCAGCGTCCCGGTGGCTGTGCTGCCCACGGAACCCACGAACACCAACTTAGCCCTTGTAATCCTATACCACTGGAAATCAACGCACTTGTTAAACAGCCCTCGCAACGGCGGGCTGTGAAACACATTCCCCGAAGTGAACAAACCAGAAGTCAACTTAGCGCCGCTCAAACCCAAGGGGCAGACAACGGCAGCATAATTGGCGGTACCTCCGGAACTAGACGTTAAAGTAGCAACGTTAGTGCCAGGGGAACCATTGGTGCCCACTCCAAGGAACGCCTCCCTACAACCACGGAACACATGTTGTTGCCCAGACGAACGACCGTTCTTGCCCTTAGCCATAGTGTGCAACGTAATCACTGGTAATGAAATATGCTGAAGTATTGGATCCCCGCAGCAACAACGGAGACTGTACATCCTGTCGTACACTGCCATAGGCAGCGCGGCGCCGTGCAGTCGTTCGGCATTTTGTTTAGCACGGAAGTATTAAGCCAGTGGGCAACAAACCCACAGCAGCACCGTTTTGGGCCATTAATCGACAGAACCCAATAGCTCGGAGGGGTGGAGACGCCAGCTCCTTCATAGCTCCTACCCAATTCTACCCAACTAGAAAAAACTCGGCAAACTTTGTGCATACGGAGTGAGACCAGGATCGTGATAGGGCATATGCATGGTAGAATACATACGCTCTGCGGCCAGTTGTGCATCAGGTAGGACACCATAAGCTACATAGAAGCTATACCTCGTACGAGGATGAACTTCCTGATACTTGCGATGCATACCCTTGCTGGCAATCTTGAGCCCGCCGTCGCACTTGAAACCCTTATTGACCTTAAACGCACCAGAAGCACGAGCAAACATAGCATAATAGTCTTGGAAAATAGGCATACCACCCGCAAGTGACATACCGGCTTCACCAACAGACCTTACCCATGACGCCCAATCCTCCACACGTTGAGGTTTCCTAAGGCAAAGTGTGTCCTTCACTAAAGCGGTGTGAGGGTTGCGACACATAACATAACCATCGACGGTCCAAACCGGCTTGCTCTGGCAAAACTCAACGCGTTCGACATCATAAACTGGGTCCTCACAAACCATGGTGTACCCCTTAGCGAGGAACCACGCTTCGAACCCAGTCATGACTCTACTAACATCAGACCTCTCCAGAAACAACACACAGTCATCACCATCGTTAATGTAGTCCCATTTGAGACCCGGGAACTGGTCAAGAAAAGTCCAGAACATAGCACACATGATCAGGACGTTACCTGATGACGTATGCATAGTGCCGGACAATCTACCACCCTCCCGTTTAAACCTGGC